CACAGATAGGTCTTGTCCCGGAACTAAGTTAGTCTCATCAACTTCAATCAGTAAGTTACCAGACAGAACAGCATTGTCAACAGCCATACGCATGAAGCCGTTCATTAATGTCTGAGTGTCGTCCATGTTCTCTGCAATACCTACACCAAAGAAGCTGTAAGGATTGATCTCGTAAGGCATAGCATAGTAAGGTATAAGTGCTGGCTTGAAAGGATTCATAACCATACGAATGATCTGACCATTACATGCCCACAAGTTTACGTTTACTTGTTCTGCATCTTTAAGTTCTCTAGGTATCTTAAGATCATGGTCTTCTAATATCTCACGATCAACAAAACCCCAGAACTCTTTTACTTCATAACGTTCTGCTTTAGAGCCTTGCTCATCGTCTTCCATTACTTGTTCCCACCACTTCTTCTCGTAAGACTCGCCTAATCTAATGGCATTGTCTATAGAGTTATCACGGAAGAAAGGACGACCTTTAAGAGCACGGAGTTGTGATCTAGACATCTTATGACGTTCTATAATGTATTCAGCTTCATCCATGTTAGCCGCATCAGGATCAGGATAGAAGTCCCATATAGATACGTTGCTAGTAGATGGTACAGTCTTGATTACAGGATCGTAGTTACCCTCGTCATCCCATCGTGGATATTCTTTGTTAGTAGCAAACGGGCCTTTCATTATACCTGTACCAAACAAGGAACATTCAAATGCCGCTAAGCGTAACTGTTTGTTAGCTCCACTCTCTTCTAACTGATCGTGTATCTTCTTCTGCATCTTCTTAGCCGCAACCATTGCTGGCTTAACAGTAACAGTAGAAGGTGTAGTTCCCGGCCCTTCAATTAGTTTATCCATAACAGGAGCTAACTTATCAGACATACCGCCTAATCGTTCTGACAACTGTTGCATAGTCTCGCCCGGTTGCAGTTTAGATTCTTCACTAGAGAAAGGTGTAAAGACTTCTTTTAGTTCTTCTGTAGCATCATCAGCCGCAGGGTCTAAGTTGAAGTGTACTGTGTCAGCTATACCTTCAGGTAATGTAGTAGGATCTACGTTAATAGGAAACTTGTTGTTACCGAATAATACATCTACAATCTGTCCGTAAGCCGCTAAGGTTTTAGTCTTAGTTACTTTTACGAATACACGAGATCGTTCAGCTTCAGTGAACTGTACATTAGGACTATATAATCCTCTATAGTTTCTATAGGCTTGCATCCAGCGATCTTCATCAACACGCCTAGCATCTTCTGCTTTAGTAAAGCGATCATTAATAAAACCTATGATGTTACCTACAGAAGGATCTGAATGTATATCATTTTCCTTTACATCCTCAATATAAGAAGAGTCTGCAGATTCAATGTTTTCTTCGTAGTCTTCGTCAAAGTCTTTAGGTTTCATACTTAATATCCAAATGTTGGGTCAGACGCTTGAAAGCCTGATCTTGATGTTGCAGGGTCATAATCAAAAATAGAACTGCGTGGGCGTGTCATTATACCGTAACGTAAAGCATCATATAAGTGATCTTCGGCATGTGTATCAACGTCTTCTGGGTTTCGTTTATCTAAAGGGATACTAGGAAGTTGAGCTACGAGGTTAGTACAATTGTTAAACATTACTAGTCTAGGCTTCTCAGTAAACTCATCTACTTGTAATCTTCTGTGTATTTCATTCTTACCAGCAATACGTGAACCTTTTGATCTATCAGAAGGCCTCCATCTGCAACCCTTCATTATCATCTGCTCTGCTAGGCTCGGCCCTGTATCACCTCGTTTGTGCCATAAAGATGAATCAAGTACACCATATCTTATAGTACCATCTTCTGACTCAGCATCTAAAATCATATCAGCTAAGTCTGTAGCTGTAACCTTAGAGCAATACATCTCTCTATAGACAATCAGTTGTTCGTCTGGAGCTACAGCAAACCATACAACACCTGTATAACTTCCGTAACCATAGTCACAGGCTCTAAACTTAGCCCATCCATTAGGTATGTCGTAAGGTTCAACTACATGTATCTTACGATTAAACTCAGGGAAAGCCGCCCCTTCATTAATATCCCAATCACCTTCGAGTAACTGCTTACGCTGATGCTCAGGTAATGACAGAAGCATAGCCTCATAATCGCCTGTATCAGCTAAGTAAGGATTGTCAAACAAACTAGCAGGTATAAACTTGCGTTTGAATAACGGTTCACCTTCTCTACTGTGACCTCTAGGGTAGGCTAGTACTTCGCCTGTTTCTACATCAGTAGCCCAGAAAGGTACGTTAGGAGTAGAAGGATCAATAAACATCTTCTTGACCCAAGCATGTCCCGGCCCTCCGGGATTTGTAGTCGCCCTCATGTACAAACCTAATTCAGGTGCGGCACTACGTAAACGTGAGCGCATATAATTCCACGCATAAGGACTGTTCCATTGAGTCAACTCATCGAAGGCTACATAGTTAAACGCCTGTCCTTGGTAACGCATAACGTCTGTGTCTTTATCCAAGTAAGACATCCAGATCCTACCGCCTTGAGGTGTAGTCCATTGAGACTTTCTCTCTGACCACTTGATCCCCGGAATAGCTTTAGGGTATAACTCTTGGCTTTTCTGAATAAGCTCACGTAATTCTTCTGTCGTGTGTCGTACCAGTAGTCCACTAAAGTCTTTGTGTCCTAAGTTACGTAGAGGATCTGCTAGTGTGGCATACGATTTTCCACCACCGGCTGCCCCTCCATATAGTACTTCACGTTCACTAGCCGCTAGATATTGTGTCTGTGGGCCGGGATTAGCTTTAAATACTACGTTTTGTGCGAACTCTACATCAAAAGGTGCTGGTGCTACTTGCGCTGGTACTGTATGTACAGGCTCTTGCTCAACTATCCTCGTCGTAGGTGTAGTATCCAAGTCTTTCTTTTTCAAGCGTTTCGTATTGCGCTTTTGTTTCTTCGAGCCAGAGGGCAAGCTTGCGTTTAATTTGAGCAAGTGACTTACGTTTTCTTTCGACATCTATGCGCTTCTTAAGTCCGTCATGGGTTATGCGTCTGCCTGACTGTGTAGTTAACCAAGCAGATACTTCTCTGTAAGAGTACTGCTTTAGATGTTTCTTTGCAAGCTCTAATAGTTCTAGCTCTGTAGAGATAGGCTCTAACCACTTCTCATCTTCCGGATCTATTCTGTAACCAAATGGTACAGTCCGTTTAGATAGTCTGGGTATTCGTTCCCATCTTTTAATGTGAGAGGGCTTTGGTAGCATCCAATAGCCCAATTCTGTTTTCTGGAAGTCAGTCTTATGTTTCATCGCCCTGTGAGGAATCCTTTGGTGGTAATATAAATAGACCTCCGCTAGACTCCACTGCAACTTTCTCAGTTTTCACTAAGCCAGAACGGTCAAGAACCTGACCTGCAGCTATCATCCTCTCCTTGACACCTAACTGTGTAGGGTCATCTAAAGCTGAGCCATAAGCTATAGCCGCCTTCGGGCCTAGCCTAGACATATACTCTTTAGTAGCATCAAAGATTTCATCCTTCAATGCTGACGTAATAGATCTAGTAGGTGTTCCGTCACTGTAGCCAGCTAAACGCTTAGCCATAACAACATCTCCGGAAGCCTCTTCAAACAAGACTTCCAGAAACTTTTGTTGGTTCTCTGTAAGATTACGAGCCATTCATTCTCCGTCTGATATCATATCTTGCGATACCTATATCTTTTAGTTCTCTATCGGTTAGATGTGTAAGTAACCACAGATCTGCTCTCGCTTGTTGTGATCTCTGTATTGATTCATTTAAGGCTTTAAGCCACTTTGAAAATGTTTTAAACATGTATATGCTCCAGTGAAGATAACTACAAGTAATTTGTAGCCTACTGAAACATAGTTATATTTATATAGTTATATCATACTATAGACAATAATGCAACCCCGTTATGCTTTTGTATAGTTACGATCAACTAGTTACTTCTTTTTAACTGTAGCTTTTTTCTTAAGCATACCACCTTTATTATAACCTTTTTTATTTATAGGTTTTGATTTACCTAATTCTTTCTTTATTAAATTGTCAATGTCTTTTTTTACTTTAGCCGTAGCTTTCATTTCTGGGTACATTAACTTTATTAATTTTGATATATCATCTTGACCTTTAGCCATTTACTTAGTTCCCTTTTGTGTTGCCGGTCTGGAAGCACCAATGTTAGCCATACCACCTTTTTTATAGCCCATCTTCTTAGCTACAGCAGGTGCGGCTTTCTTTAAAGCCTTCATGCCTTTAGTCATACCGCCATCTTTATATCCCATAGCTTTTTTAGCTGCTGGTTTTTTCTTAGCCATACCACCATACATATATCCAGACTTCTTCTTCATGTCTGAATCTTTCATCATTGTACCGTCTGGCATTTTATGCATACCTTTTTTCATTGTGAGTCCACCTTCTGATGCTCTAAACTTTGCAGTCTTCTCTGCAATTTTCTTTGGTTGTTTTACGAATTGTTTACCTGCCGCTGTGCCTTTACGCTTAGCCGCAGTAGTAGCCGCATATTCTTTTGATGTTAAAGATTCACGAGCTTTTTTAGGGAGGTAACGTTCTCCTGTCTTGTTACTGGGCTTACCACTTTTAGTACCCCAATCTTCTTTAGTCCAATTTTTCAGAGACTTTTGAGCTTTAGAAAGAGCCATTACTTTTTAGCAACCTTCTTTGCGGCGGCGGATAAGTCTTTAAAATGAACTAGGTACTTACTTGTCTTTGAATGTTTTGCACCTGACATCAGTTTACCATTAGTCTTATGAGTTCCACCCTTATGCTCTTTACCATTTTTAAAATAGTGTTTCATTCCAACTGCCATTACTTATAACCTCCACCTGCCGCTTTATATTGTTTAGCTAACATCTGAGCTTTACGTGCAGACCATTGACCTGCTTTGCCACCGCTAGTTCCTGCTTTAATTTTATTAAATAGTTTCTTACGCATAGTAGGTTTAGTGTAATTACCTGATGCATTTACTTTTGATTTAGGTTTAGCCATTACCATTTAACCTTATCTGCCCAATAGGCTGCTGACATCTTACCCTTTTTAATATTCTTACCGTGCCTAGCTTTAAATGAAGCTCTCTTCTTCTTCATCTTATCTGATTCACCAGACTTAGGTTTACCTGCTGTAGATGCACCTTGTTCTCCAAAACGAATCATCTTAATAGTACTACCTTCTTTAGCTAATACTACATGAGACTTTTTAGGGTGTTTAGGGGTACGCTTAGGTTTATTGTAACCTGAAAACTTTTCACCTCTATATTCTACCATTAGATCATCTTCAATGCTTGCTCTAGTGTTTCTTTGTTTCGTCTAGTCCAACCTTTTCCGAATATCTTAAAGGTATCTAAGCCTTCATAGAAGCCCTGCCTTACGTGATACACATAATCAACGATATACTTAGGGTCTTTCTCCATAACTAAGCCTATTGTCTGTGGGCCTATAGCTCCATCTGCTGTAGCACCTACTGCTCGTTGTATAGCCTTAGCTGGTCTGCCTGATCCGGAGTTAACTGCCCAATCAAACGCACACCAATCTACACCGGAAGGTAAATAATCGCCCTTAACTCTGTCCCAGTAGTTCTTCTTGTAGATCGGGCCTACATCGTCTGGCGTTAAGTCACGCATCTCTTCTTCGGTAGACTCTCGGCCTATCCATTCGTCGTATACTCTCTTAGTTACACCAAGGTTAGTCATGCCACCGGGGTCTTTGGGGTGATTTACGAATCCTCCCTCGTGTTCCAGTAACATGTGTAGACATTCATCAAAATTGCTTTTCATTATTTCTTCCCGAAGTATTTACTTACACCACGCATACCAATACTGGCACTAACGATCCCACCCAAAGAGTATTGATACCAATCCGGCATAATCTCTAGGGCAGTAAACCCTGCTTGTACGATCTGATTGCCCCAATCACCACAGAATGCTAGGATTAACGGGATACTAAACAATAAAGTTATCCATTCGTCCTTCCAACTGTTCTCTGTAGCCTTCATAGCCGCTATATCCCAGTCAATCTCACCGGTGGCTATCTTCATCTTAGTTTCAGCCTCAGCTTTCTTAACTGCAGTCTTGCCTTCTATCATTGTGCCAGCAAGGTTGGCTACTTGAGTGATTAATCCTAAGCCTAACATCAGTAATCATCCTTCTTCTTAATATTAGTAAAGCCAAAGAAGGCAGTCACGATGCCTACCACTGCGATACAGTAGGTAGGAGCAATAGCTGTAAGGTTATCAGCCGCAACTTTCTGTCCTAAGACGTTACATATAATAATCATGATAGGATATAGTAGTAGTCCAGCTAACGAGAACCATACCATCTTACGTTGTTGGTCACGCTTACTGTTCTCATCCTCGATCTGCATTCTTTTGTCATCGAGTAGGAGCTTATCCCATTCAGATTTCTCTATAGAGCCATTCTTGTCTGTATCTACATCTTCAAAGCTTGTCATTCTTCCCAATCCCTCTTCCTGTTAGGGTCAAGTACATCTCTTTTGTCTATCATCCCCTCTAGATACATAGCTCGTTCTACTCTATCTAAAGTATATCTTACTCCGGTGTCACCTTCGATGGCAGTACGGACATAGAATACGTCACTCTTGGGGATATGAACACGGTACATTGCACGAGAGTCGTTATTAGCTAAAGCATCATAGAACTCTTCAAGTACATTTTCACTTGCATATAGTTTTATTCGTTTTGTCATTATTGTCAATACATATTTCAGATAAAATTGTACCGCAAACTAAATGAGAGTTTACATCATCGTTAAGGGAAGGAGACAAATGAGGAGACTTAACAATAACACAGTCAATCAGATAGTCTACGGTACTTTAGTTACACTTAGAGTTATAACTTCTTTATTAGTTAAGTCGTTTATTGTCTTAACCTTGTACAAATTAGTATATACTACTCTAAATATAGTGTCAACACCTAAGTTTCACTATACGTAACACTTTACCTAGATCCACGAACTGATTTACAACACTCTTAGTTAAACTTTATAGTAAGATATTTTTTTATTGTAACTTTATATTTAACTTATAGTTTAACTAAGCTTCGCTACGCTCAGTTATAACCATTTTAGTACCCCTGTCAAGCCCTAAAGTGCATATGGTAACGATATGTTACAGTTTGTAACACTTTGTGTACCACTTTTGCCATTCTAAAAATCACTTCTGTGTAGGAGTACATATACGTATACGGGTGGATGGGGGGTGGCCCATACCGTGGCAGCACTAATGATAGTCTTTTATGGGTTTCTATGGTGTTTCTATAGTTAACCTATTGATATTGTTGTACTTTTATACTGATTACTTATCAGAGAAACCTCACAATCATTAAAAAATACTACAGTTTAAACAATAGGTGATGATTTTATTAATTTTATGCATCAAATTCATTAGATAACTTTATTAGAATAAGCAAAAAGAAA